TATAAATAATATTAAATAAATGAATATATATTTAATATTTTAATAATTAACATTTAACATTTAACAAAAATGAAAAAAACAAACGAAGAAAGTGATACAATTATTAATATGGACAACCCACTCAACAACGTAACTAATAAACAACTAGATAGCCATGACAAAAATATTGCAAGGTTGGATATACATAACGACATTAAAAAAAAATTAAAATATTTTATTGAGATAAAGAAAATCCCGAATATAATTTTTCACGGGGTTTCAGGGTGTGGTAAAAACACGCTTGTAAATAATTTCATACACGATGTTTATCATAATGACAAAGAAATGATAAAAAATTATGTAATGGAAGTAAATTGTGCACACGGGAAGGGTATAAAATTTATTAGAGAAGAATTAAAATTTTTTGCAAAAACAAATATAAATTTAAAGGATGGCGAGATATTCAAAACTATTATTTTACTAAATGCAGACAAATTAACAATAGACGCACAGTCGGCATTGCGTAGATGTATTGAACTATTTAGTCATTCTACAAGATTTTTTATAATTGTTGAAGACAAGTATAAATTATTAAAACCGATTTTATCTAGGTTTTGTGAAATATACGTTCCCGAGCCTATTGTAAACGGTAAAGTAATAAATTTACATAGTTATGCGGTGGACGAAATATACAATTTAGGAAAAATAATAAAAAATAAAATGGACAACCTTAAAAAGGACGTAAAACTGGATAAAAAGTACACACTGAATGAAATTATTAACCTTTGTATAAAATTATATGAAAATGGACATAGTTGTTTAGATATTATTAATTTAATTCATAATAGTTCATTGCATGAAAGTAAAATATACGAGTTCATGGTTATTTTTAATAAGATAAAGAAGGATTTTAGAAATGAAAAATTACTAATGTTATTTATATTAAATTTTTTTCTTTTTCGTAGTGAATCAACTTTAGAAAATATTTCATTTATGTAAATGGACGACTTTTCTTTAAATAGTTTACAAGAATCTCGCAATGAGTGGTGTTCGCGATTAATTACGGTATTAACCCCCTGTGTTATAGACGGTATTAAATCAATATTCGAAGAATCATGGAAACTGTGTATTGAAAATGACGAGAAAGCGAAATATCTGATGACGTTTCAAAACTTTCTTTCAAGAGTTCCGAAATGGAATCCGAATATTATTTTGCAAGAATGTTCTCGTATTAAAGAAAAAAGCAACTGTACTTATATTTCCGACCTTATAACGTGTGTTCATATCATTCAGTTAAAAATGTTGTCGTGTATGCGTGTTGGAACAAAACAGAAGAAGGTTGATGTTAATATTCCATCTTTAGAAGATTTTGTTCACCATGTCTATATTAATGCTGCACGTAAAATATATACAAATGTATATTTATTTGAAATGGGGATATCATCATTAAAGTCTCAAAAAAATTCAAGAGAATTAGAGATTATTATCAAAGAGTGTATTTTACAGACAGTTCGTGAAACAATTCCTGTTGAGGAGCTATTAAAATTATATATGAACGAAACTGTAGAAAATGCGATTGAGGTTCACGAAAGAGAGGAAATTATTTCTCAAGAACCTATTTTCGATAAACCCGTTGCAGGTAATATTACAGAACCAGCGCCGATGACAGCAAAACAACTAGCTGAAGAAGCAGAAACACTTTCAAAAATTAAAGCAGCATCTGATGCGACCACATCGTCGGAATCGTCGGGAGTAAGTTTTAACATGAATAATAACCAGGTAATACCAATTGAAAATACGTCTAGTGACTCTCGCGATGATTCATATAAAGATTCCGAGGACGATGATGATGACGAATATGATGATGACGACGACGACGACAACGACGACGTTAAGCTAAATATAGGCGATAACGTTGAGTTAAGTGTTGACCCGTTCCCTTCAGATGATGAAGATAATGACGGTAATATTGATTTAAAAATAGAAGAAATCCCCCTTATAGATGACTTTTAATATTTAAGTTGAAGTATTTTGAAGTATTTTGAAGTATTTTGAATTATTTATAAATGATTATTCGTAAAAACCTGTAATAGATTATTCCCTTATAAAATAAATGGACAACTTGTATGTTTCTGCCGGAATTGTTGCATGTATCTTTCTTTTAGCAAAATTCATAGAAATTAGGTTTATTTCAAAACCAAGCGAAGATGACGCACCTGATTCAAAACCGATGAAGAATGCTCTACGTGATGCTGCTATCGTATTTGTTTGTTATATTTTAGGTCATTTTATTGTTACGCAATTTAACGAATCTCCTGTTATTTTAGGTTCTAAACCAGATGTATTTACAGGCGCACCCGGATTTTAAATATGTTACGTGCAAAATAGGGTACGCAATATACTAATACATAGTTATCAGTAATTAAAAATATATAAGTAATCGTAAATATTATAATTACTTATATTTTAACCGTACATTTATATTAGTTAATCCATATAGCAAGGCATTTTATCGATATTCAGTATTCTGTGCGACGACTTAACACTTTTCTTAGGAAACTCGTACCCGACAAAAATAGGCTTCGACAACTGTGCTTGTGGTGTATGGTTATGAACGCTTCGAGCGATCATCTTATATAATTTAAAATCAGGATACCGCTCCTCACCATTCGCCTTATACAAAATATTCCGATTTTGATCATCGGTAACCCACTCCACAATTAACTTGGCTAAAGGCTCTTTTTTACATATCGCCGCAACATTGCTTATGTCATCAATAAAATAATCAAAAATAGAACACCCGAGTCTACACAAATCAAAACTGTAATTCGGTTCTAACCGAGGCTTTTTATCGTTTAAGAAGGGTTCGCAATTATATTGCGTTGCGGCATCGCCGCTCATGCTGAAGCTATCGCTGCATATGATTTTGGATTTATATTTATAAATTGCGCGACCAAAATCGATAATCTTAAAAGCGCGATTGTATGTAGGAACACGATAATATTTATTATTATAACGATAATATATGTATTCTTTTTCGGTATATATGTACATGATGTTATTTGTATGTAGATCGTTGTGAGTAAATCCAAATAATTTTTGATAGGTAATAAGTGTCATAATAATCTGCATAAGCGCGGACCTCCATTCATTTTCGGTCATTTCCTTTTCTTGCATCATTAGAGAGTCGAGTGTATTGTCGCATTTCTCTAGCATAATTGCTGAGACAGGAAAATTCTTAATTGTCGCCCATAGCGTTTCATCATCTTCATATTCATCTTCATCTTCATCTTCATCATCGTAGTCGTCACAATTATTATCTCCTCGACCACTGCCACCTTTTTCTTTTTTATCGCCTTCGCCTTCGCATTCGCTATCACTATCCTGACTATCGCCTTCGCCACTATCTTCGCTACAAGACGCATCAGAAAGACTTTTCGATTTTTTTTTATTATTTTTTTTATTTTTGTTACTTTTACTTTCGTTGGTAGTATTTTTTAGTTTATTATTCGATTTTGCTATACTACCGCCATCATTTTTTGAATCATCTAGACATATAATATCGCCAATATCACAGTCACTTCCTGAACCACCATCAGCTTGACCGTCACTTGTATAAGACGAACGCGAAGAACATGAACCCGACGTGAAGGAATCATTGCTGTCGCTATCATTCGTAAACTGATAATCTTTGTTTAATATAATACTATCTACTTCTTCGATTATGTTTCCATTATCTGCAACGATGTCATCTAGTTTCAATGGTAAAATATCATCGCATACTAGTTCGGATGATTGAATTTCTTTGCTATCAGGAGAAACATTAAATATAGAACTTAATTCGCAGCTAACTTTATCAAATTCTTCGTGAACAATCGTACTTGATTCTTCTATACTTTCATTTTTTTCAATAGTAAGTTTTTCTTTTTTATTTCTTGTATTTTTTCTTTGTCTGTGTGCATGGTTTGAATGGTTACTATCGTTGTCATTGTCATTGTCAACTGTTTCATCGTCTTCGCAAAATTCAATATCTTCAACACTAAAGAGAATATCTTTGTTTTTATTAAAATAAGGATTTTTATCCAAACATTCTATATCGTCAATTACATTATAATAAAATTCTTTTTTAATAGCATTAAAAGAACCATAGAAATTAAGACCGTGGATAAAATCGTGGCAGTTTAAAACTTGACTAGACAAATATGAAAAAAAAGCATCAACGTATGATGCGTTATTTTTATCATTTGCCTTTAATAAACCTCTTTTTTCAAGTTTTGAAAAGACGGGAATATCTAAAATATCACCATCTGCGTTTAGACTTTCATATTTTCCCAACATGTATTTAACAGGATCAATCAAAGGAGAAAATTTAATAAATATAGGTTTATGAACAATTGTTAAAGATTCCGAGGTGCTTTTAAAAGCATCTACAACCGCAGATTGTATATTATTTTTATCAATAACGCCAGACAACGCCGATACATAAAAACGCTGATTCAAATTAATAGAGTTATAGTTTGTTTCATTTAAATTAAAATAGTTCTCGTAAATAGGCATATAATTTCTACCATTCACTATACCAAGTTCTGATTCTTCTAAAGAAGCAAAAAAATCACGATTGTTAAGTTTTCTGTAGTTTAAAGAAAATGTACTTTCTCCAAAAATAGGCTGGTCGTCGCAAATTTCCATCGTCCGTTACTTAATTAGTTAAACACATATTTTTATTATTTTTTAAACTAATAAAAAGATGGAATGCAACAATACAACAATACAACAATACAAAAATACTAAATAAGATAAATCTGCGTTTGTAAATTATATATTTTTTAATATATAATATAAATAACTAAATATATATACAAAATGAGCGTAGGTTTAGAATTAGCAAAATTTGACATGCGTTCAATTAGTTTTAGACCCGACGAAAATAAAGGACCTGTTATTGTTCTTATCGGACGTCGTGATACCGGTAAAAGTTTTTTAGTGAAAGATTTAATGTATTATCATCAAGATATCCCCATCGGCACTGTGATATCGGGCACAGAAGCAGGAAACGGTTTCTTTGGAGAACATGTTCCTAAATTATTTATTCACGATGCCTATAATACTGCAATTATAGAAAATATTTTAAAACGGCAAAAAGCTGTATTAAAACAGATGAAAAAGGAGATAGAGTCTTACAAAAGAAGCACGATTGACCCGCGAACATTTGTAGTATTAGATGACTGTCTGTTTGACAACAAGTGGACCAAAGATGTAATGATGCGTTTACTTTTTATGAACGGTCGTCACTGGAAAATCATGTTGGTAATTACGATGCAGTATCCTCTAGGTATTCCACCCAATTTGCGAACGAACATTGACTATGTTTTTATTTTACGCGAACCATATATTGGGAATCGTAAAAGGATTTATGAGAACTATGCTGGTATGTTTCCAACATTTGAAAGTTTTTGCCAAGTTATGGACCAGTGTACTGAACATTATGAATGCTTGGTAATTAATAACAACGCAAAATCAAATAAACTACATGACCAAATTTTTTGGTATAAGGCACAAACGCATGGTCCATTTAAGTTGGGTGCAAAAGAATTCTGGGAAATGTCCAAGGATATTCACTCAGACGACGAAGAAGAACAATATGATCCTGCAAATATTAAACGCAAAGGACAAGGTCCGAAAATTAAAGTCAACAAAAATAAATGGTAGTAATTGCAAAATAGCAAAATGGCAAAAATTTAAAATATCGAGAATGCGGTATTTATAATTTTATCTGAAACATTTTTTAATAATTTATTGGAGTCACTCGTATTATTTGATATATCATTTTCACTATAGGTAATACACATCGCCGTACACGGTATATTAAAATAATTTGAAAGTAAAAATGTTATATAAATACTTTCTCGACCTGACAATATTTTATTAAAATTATTTTTTTCTGATGTATTCACCGTTAATTCTTCTAACATTGTACTATTATTGTTATTGTTATTGTTATTGTTATTGTTATTGTTATTGTTATTGTTATTGTTAATATTATTTATGGTAATAGTATCATTAATTAGATACTTTGTTTTTTTGTATATGGCAGCAGATTCAATATAGTTTGGAAATTCTGAATTGTATTTATAATTCTTGAAGTCGTTATGTATAACAGCCGATGTTATTTGAAAAATACTTTGGGAGTTCAAATAGTTGCTATATATTATAGATAAATCTATGATACACGATGGGTTAAGTTCATTCATAACTTTCTTTATTTTTTCTATCATAGATTTTTTATTCTTGTATTTATTAAAACTACCTCTTGTCATAAAGTAAAAATTATCATCGTATACATATATAACACCATTTAGCAGTTTTATTTTTACCTGATATTCTTTTAGTGCACCAAATGTAAACCTTATACTATTTTCAATATTTATATCATCTATTACTATAAAAGCGTTCTTAGTTTTTAATGATAAATTAATATTATCAAATCTTTTGAAAAACGGTGTTTCGTCTTTTATTAAATCAAGAATCCATAAATTCTCTGATAACTTTGCTGGAGTATGCGTAAAAATACTATTTATCCAGTAATAATCCTTTCCATCTACGACAGACGGCGATATTGTAATAATTGCATCAAATCCTAAAATATCTAAAGAATATTTTACTTTATTAATAGATATCTTTACATATGTATGTATTGGTTTTCCTGTATCATTTTCAAAATAATAGTGATAACCATTGGGTGTTTTTTCTAATACAGTATCTTTCGGCATTTTTTTAATTAAAAAATCTGCACTTTCAGCGCCTTTTTTTGTATCAAAGTCTACTACGATATATTTATCTGTTGTCAATCCGATAACATTTTTATTTTTAAATTCAGCATTTGAGTTTTTAAATATTTTTTTCCTATTCATTATATACTTTTTTTCTAGTTCCTTTGAGTATATTATATTATAGTTTTTAACACCCAATCCCATGTCCTGTAATTTATAAAAATCCACCTTTAGTTTATACATATATAATGCATTTGATAGTGCTCTATATAGAAGATACAAACATATAATAATGGCAGCTAAAATCAATAGTAAACAAACCAAGTTAATAAACACATTACCGCTATTAAATGATTTAAAATAGTTACTTACTATATATTGTTTTACCTTTTTATTCATGCCAATTAAAAATAAAATATTATATATTAGTGACATATAATATTTAACATATAATATTTAATAGTAAAAATTGCTTATTCGTTAATTTCATCTTAATTCTCGAAATGTGCCAGTTTCGACAAACCATGGTCGCTGTTCTTATCAAGCACAACATTTTCGGCTTCAAACATGCTCTTCTTGATATCTTCGACTGTCGAATCCTCATCCAAACCATCAAAGTTCGCAACATTTGAAATACCAACAAGTTCGCCATCCGCATTAATCGTTTGTGTAAGTTTATTACCAGACTCCTCTGCTTTCTTCATGTTATCTTCAATCGCCTTTTGTCTAGCTTCGCGCACACGTTTATCGAATTCCTGTTTTGCATTCTCTTCATTCTTCTTTTTATCAGACATAAGTTGGTTAAGCGTCTCCTCCATATACTCCACACGTCCCGTCTTATATGCTTCGGGGTGGAAGGGTACCCACATACCAACTTGCCCTACATAAATATCATGATTGGGATCAACCTCGCGCAACAGTTTACAGCGAAGTTCCGCCTCACCTTGTGTAGCAAAAACACCACGCACCTTGATGCCTCTTGTAGAGGTTTGAAATCCGTGTTTTTCACCGAATTTCTGTTCAAGTTCATCTTCGTTGGTATCCAAAAACGTTTTATAGTCATCGCTAACTAGCGTTGCCGATGTTGCGCGAATCGTCTCACCTTCTTCCTTTGTAAATTCTTGGAAGTCGGCAGTCAGTTTATCAAAAGAAAGAGAATATTTAAATGATACAAAGTTAAGAAACTGATTAAATTTTTCCATCGACTTCTTATAGTCCCATTGCTTCACAAACTGCTCGAATAAAAATTGCTCTTTTTGTTTGATAATATGTTCCGGTGAAACAAATGAAAGACATACAAATTTTTGACCTGCGATCGGTTTATCTTCTTCCAATAAATCGACATATTTGGGGTTTTCCTTTCCATCGGGTAAACATTTAGGAGTAACTCCCTTTGGCAAACTATTGGTTTGAGACATTATAATATATATATTAATATAATTATTTTAAGTAAGTTTAATCATTTATTAAATATATATGGTTTACATTACTTTATTTACTTTATTTATTTAATTTAATAAAATAATAAAATAATAAAATAATATTTTTTTCTACATTATATTTATAATGTACGGAACACTCGACTTTAGTGAGCTTTTTAAGCGCTTTATTAAGTATATTATCGAAGGTCTTTGTGTCGCGATAGTTGCTTACTCTATACCATCACGCTCTCTTAAATTAGACGAAATTGCGTTGATTTCTCTTGTAGCAGCTGCCACCTTCGCTATTCTTGATGTTTATGTACCCACTTTGGCTGTTTCTGCTAGAACAGGTGCTGGTTTCGGTATTGGTGCTAACCTCGTTGGTTTCCCCACTCCTCTTAAACTTTAAATTTACATTTAATTTTAAAAAATAAAGCGTTTATTTAGAGATTATATAAATAGACCGATAGACCAACGGAATTTACTATTTAAATTTTATTATTTAAATAATAAATAATACACGTTTTGTAAAATATTATTCTGCATTTAATGTAACTATGAGTCTGATGAGCGATGGGATGCAGGATGACCGTGCATCGACACCCAACGTCTATCAAGAGGGTGTCGGTGAACGAGGTAGAACAATCAGACCGGTGAAACTACAATTAGCTAAAATTATTATGGGAAAACCTGCGGTCAGGGGGTACGATTTTTCACCGTGGGATGGTAGAAATCCACGCAACATCCCCGGATGTTTTGTATTTATTTTAAGCAAACTTCAAGATTGGGATATATATCCTTATATTACTAGAGGTGATTTGAGTAGTTCAGAAGTGGTAGACACTGATAATACACTTATACCTACTGCATGTTTAGTTGGACATCATATAGGTGATACAACTATAGGAACATATCTATATCCACCATCATCCATGCTGTGCCCAAGCGGTAAAATAAATCTACAACAGGCTCAAACTTTCTTACCAAATTTAATGACAGCAGGTCGTATTTTAAAACGTAATTATGACGACGACCCTTATAAAAATACGTTCTGGTATAAATTTGATGAAGGTGAGTCATCGAATATTGATTTAAAGCATCATCTTATGCTACTCCATAAACGTTTAAAAATTTCTAGTAGGTTTATACACAGCACGTATCCTTGGAATATTTCAGACAGTGGTTATTATCAGCCTTTACGTAAGTATATTCCTCGTAATCCTGATGCAGTTTCATATGGTAGGTTAATACATGGTTTACGAAGTGCTGGTCCTATTAAAAGATCACGTGATGAAAGTTTATCAAAAATTTCAAAAGTATCAAAACCAGATCTAGAAGGTGGCAAAAGTCGCAGGAAATTAAAAACAACAAATAGACGAAGAAATACACGAACAAATAGAAGAACAAATAGACGAAGAAATACACGAAGAAATACACGAAGAAATACACGAATAAACATAACGAAACGAAGAAATTGATAAAATATTTACAATAAAATATTTATAATATATAAATAGCATACAATGATAACATTAAATAAAATATATTTTAATTTAAACTATATTCAATTTGTATTTGTATGTCTTCTTGTAGTATGTTTATTTATTAGTTTTTATATAATGGTTATTACACTTTTTTCAAAAGATAAAACACATAATCATGTTTTTTCAGCGTGGCAATTTCCCATGTTACTGGCAATTTTAATTGATACGATTCATCGTAAATGAATATTACTGCGTCGGAATAAAAACCCAGTTCAATTCTTCGCAAATTTTCTTCCATATATCATCCTGTTCTATTCTCTTTTCCTTATCTTTCAACATTGGAAAATAAGAAAGAAACTCGGTCTTCTCAAGAAGCTCACACAGTTTATAAACAGTATAGTAATAATTCAAAAAATTCACGCGGTCATCCGGACAAAATTTCGCATAAGGTCCTTGTATTTCCATAAAAAGATTACACAAAGTCTCTTCTAATTCGGGTGTCATAATTGGCGGCTTAATGCCGAGTTTATCTTTAATAAAAGGGATATGCTCGTAATATTTATTATATCCCAATTTTTTAAGCACTTCTTTTGCTTTCACGTTTGTAAATTTTGAAAGAGATATGCGCTCTTTATGAAGTTGTTGCTTGATATTTTCAAGAACTTCTTCAGGAATTTGCGTAGTTTCTTTTGCTTGAAACTGTGCAAGTATTTCTTTAAAGTGGTTAATTCTTTTATAAGCATAAAAACATGCTTCTTTGGGAGGTTCTTTATAAGACGGCTTCTCATTTTCAATAAGGTAAGTAACTTGTTTGGCACATACGTTACATACCATTATTCCTTCGTGTTCTACGGGAATCATCTCCCCTTTATTACAAGACTGGCATATATCGGTAGCATAAGTATAGTCGTTTATGTTAATAAAAGTCTGGTCAAGATTTGTAAAAAACTTTTGAACATTATTGTCATTTGCACGCGTTAATGCATTCTCGTCAAATGTCTTGTCGTTTACTTTGAAAAATGAATTGAGAATGGTGGTCTTATTTGTACCATTCGTGATTTCTTTTTTATTCTCAAAGTAGTCAAAGATACACCTGCTATTGTTTAGATAATAGTCTTTAATCTTTTTCTTATTTTTATAAATTTCTTCTTTTATATCGTACAAAGAGTCTTGTAGTTCTATTTTTTCATTAACATCTAATATAACGTTGACATCATTTAACTGGTTCATTATTTCATTTTTTCGGCGTATTAGTCTAGGTAAAACTTCGGTGTTAATTAAGTTAAATTCGCATTGTAATTCGCGATGAACGCTATCTAGGGTCATTATTCGTTTTTTATCTACAAAAATCTTTTTATTCGTTTTATGTTTAAAAGATGGCATCTATATATATCTATATATATTAACTATATTGTTATAAGTATAACTTTTTTAATATATAATAATTAATAATTATATCTATTTTAGTATTTTTAGTATTTTTAGTATTTTCTACTATTAGTATTTTCTACTATTAGTATTTTCTACTATTTATATTTTATATTATAATATAAAATAAAATAAAAGACTGAATGAGCTCTACATTAAAGACGGGTGATATTCTTTTATGTGATAATCTGCAATATAGTTCGTGGGGCTTATTTAGCTGGTTTATAAAATTTATGACAAAGAGTGACTTTTCGCATGTTGGTATGATTGTAGTAGACCCCGAATTTACAAATGTTCCATTAAAAGGTACATATGTTTGGACATCGGGTATTTCAGATACGCAAGACCCTGATGATAATACAAAAAAATTTGGAGTTCAGTTTATTCCATATGAACACTTTATTGCAACATATGGTGGAAAAATATATGTTCGCAGAATCGATTGTAAAAGCACAGAAGAATATAACAAAATATTCAACAACGAAATGTTGACGGAAATACACAAAGTTGTATACGATAAACCATATGACATTGTTGTTACAGATTGGATAGAAGCTTACTGTAAAAAGGACCGTCATCCCCAGAAGACATCAAGATTTTTTTGTAGTGCATTTATTGGATATGTTTATACAAAATTGGGCTTATTTGATGGTGGATTGGACTGGAGTATTCTTTATCCAAGTTATTTTTCTAGTGAAAATAAAACACTTTCTTTGCTTCAGAATGCAACACTATTGAAAGAAGACCAAATAGCTGGATAGGTTGCGAATTTGTAAAATATAGAGTTATAAAGTTATAAAGTTTAGGAAGTTTGTAAAGTTTTGCAAAATATATAAATACGAATAATGTTAGGAATGTATTAATGTTTTCTCTATAAAAATAAAATAATGTCATCAAATAATTTAGACGTATCCGCCAAAAATAGTAAAATGTACAATATAGAAAGAGAAAAAGAAAGAGAAGGAGAAAGAGAAAGAGAAAGAGAGGGGGGCGATAAAACGTGTAATATCACCATGAGTTCGGATGCTTTAACGACGAATATAAATATAGAGTCATTGGATATTGTGAACATTAAGAGAGAGACATACTATAAAATGAAATTTATTATGAATTGTTTAGATAGCAATATGGCTATAAAGAAAAGGAAAACTATTTTTTATTTAAAAAATTTAGAAGATTCAACAACGGAGATTATAACAGAGGACTACTTAAATAAACGCATTATTCATAAAATGTATAACAATGGTAAAAGTGAAAAAGATATTCAGCATAGTTTAGAAAAAATCAAAAGAAAGGAAGATATAATACCATTAAAGGATGGTGTTCATACTTTAAAGACCTTAATAGACAAGGGCAAATTGGATATAAAAAGCGAACAAAAAAATGATATATATTTGATGATATTTTTGACGAATACTTTAGAAAATGGTTGGAGTATAAGGAAAAAAAACGACGAGTATGTTTTTAGGAGAAAGCATGAAAAACAAACCGAGATATACTCTGATGAGTATTTGGTAAATTTTTTAAAATCAAATATGAATAACATTATTACATGAAGGGGTATTGTGCGGCGGAGGGGTATTGTGCGGCGGAGGGGTATTGTGCGGCGGAGGGTATAGGAATAATTTACTTTTTTAATTTAGGAGAAATGTCAACTTGTTGATTATAATAACTATCAATAATAGTTATTATTATTAATTATTAATTTATAATATTTTAATTAAGTTTTTTTGTAAAATTTTTTTCTTTAGCAATATTATAATAAACAAAAATGGCAGGAGGTCTTATGCAACTTGTAGCTTACGGCGCCCAAGATGTCTATCTTACGGGCAACCCTCAGATTACCTTTTGGAAGGTGTCTTACAAACGTCACACCAACTTTGCAATGGAGTCCATTGAGCAAACTTTTAACGGTCAGGCTGATTTTGGTAGACGTGTAACCTGCACCATTTCTCGTAATGGTGATTTGGCTTACCGCACTTACCTTCAGGTTACTCTTCCCGAGATTAACCAGTCCATGAAGGGTTCTGCCCAGGATGGTGTTTATGCTCGTTGGCTTGATTTCCCCGGTGAGCAGTTGATTTCTCAGGTTGAAGTTGAGATTGGTGGTCAGCGCATTGATCGCCAGTATGGTGACTGGATGCATATCTGGAACAACCTCACTCTTCCCGTTGACCAGCAGCCCGGTTATTATGCCATGGTCGGCAACACCACCGAGTTGACTTTCATCACCGATCCTTCTTTCAATGCCATCGATGGTCCTTGTCAGGCAAACGCCCCTCGTCAGGTTTGCGCTCCTCGTAACGCTCTCCCCGAGACTACTCTCTATATCCCCTTTCAGTTCTGGTACTGCCGTAACCCCGGTCTTGCCCTTCCCCTCATCGCTCTTCAGTATCACGAAGTCAAAATCAACCTTGATATTCGTCCCATCGATGAGTGCTTGTGGGCTGTTGGTTCTCTCAGTTGCGGTGCTTCCAATTCCGGTACTTCTACTGCCGGTGGTCGCGTCAACACTGCCTACAACCAGTCTCTTGTCGCTGCCTCTCTCTATGTTGACTACGTCTTCTTGGATACCGATGAGCGCAGACGCATGGCTCAGAATCCCCACGAGTACCTTATTGAGCAGCTGCAGTTCACTGGCGATGAGTCTGTCGGTTCTTCTTCCAACAAAATCAAGCTCAACTTTAACCACCCCGTTAAGGAGCTTATTTGGGTTGTCCAGCCCGATCAGAACGTTGACTACTGTTCTTCTCTCGACTGCAACCAGCTTCTGTACAGGCTTCTCGGTGCTCAGCCCTTCAACTACACTGATGCGGTCGATGCTCTTCCCAATGCTATCCACGCTTTTGGTGGACACGATGCTGTTGCCCAGACTACTGGCTCCTTCATCAATGGTTCTGGTCTCTTTAATGAAGCTGGCGCTATCGATGTCTCCAACGTTTACTGGTGGCAGCAGGGCGACGCTGCTGGCGCATCTGGCACTGGTTATGACCAGATGGACGCCGCTCCCGGCTTTAGCGGCAGAATCCCTTACGAGAACTCTGGCGTATCTGATGCCGGCACTTTCGTTCTTACCGAGACTTCTCTCGACCTTCACTGCTGGGGCATGAACCCCGTCGTCACCGCTAAGCTCCAGCTTAACGGACAGGACCGCTTCTCTGAGCGTGAAGGCACTTACTTTGACCTCGTCCAGCCTTTCCAGCACCACACTCGCACCCCCGACACCGGTATCAACATTTACTCTTTTGCGCTCCGCCCCGAAGAGCATCAACCAAGCGGATCGTGCAACTTCTCCCGCATTGACAATGCTACCCTTCAGCTTGTTCTCTCCAACGCCACCGTTGAGGGCACTAAGACTGCCAAGGTTCGTGTCTATGCTACCAATTACAACGTTCTCCGTATCATGAGTGGTATGGGAGGCCTTGCCTATAGCAACTAAACACCTTTTTGTTACCATATATGGTCTTGTATTTTTACTACTATTTTAATAATTAACTCTTGCTTGTTAATTATTAAAGCAAAAAATAATATATATTTTATAAAAGGGCTTAAATAGATGGTGTAAAGTATAGTATTACAACACCAAAGAAAATGGATATAGTAAAAGCATTCAATGCAAATGATTTGCATACAGAAGTAGTTATAAAAGGAACAAAAACCGATCCTTTATTTCGAGCAAGTGATATTGGAATAATACTAGAAATAAATAACATAAGAATGTCAATTATTGATTTTGACGAATCAGAAAAGCGTGCTGTAAGTAGTACTGACACCACGGGAAGAATGCAAGATGTTACCTTTTTAACAGAAAAAGGATTATATAAAGTGCTCTTTCGCTCTAGGAAGCCGATTGCCCAAAAATTTCAAAATTGGGTTTGTGAAGTAATTAAAGAAATAAGGTTAAATGGATTGTATGAATTACAAAAAGAAGTAGAACAAAAACAAAAAGAATTAGAACAAACAAAAAATGAAATGTCTACTATAGAAACCACCAAAAATAAAGAAATGGAAGAAAAATTAATTAAACAAAAGGAACTAGATAATGAAAAATTTCTACTCAAACAATTTAACAATGCTGGAAATATGGTTTATATTATTAAAGTTAAAACATACGAAAATGGTTCATATGTTGTAAAAATAGGAGAAAGCAGAATAGGAATTACTGGTAGATATAATGATCATAAAAGTAAATACGAGGAATGTACACTACTTGATTGTTTCTGTGTAAATAAAAGTAAAGACTTTGAGCATTTTCTACATAGCCATAATATTATAAAACCGAATATAGTAAAAAATTTACCAAATCATACAAGTGAAAATGAATTGTTTTTAATCGGCGGTAACCTTACATATAAAGTATTATCAAAAATAGTTAACGATAATATAGATAATTACAACTACAAAGTAAATGAATTGTTGCTTGAAATTGAAAATTTAAAATTTAAAAATCATGAAAATTCTGTCAGTACACATGTAAACAATGATAATGAATTATTAAATGAAATAATACATACTAATAAAATTTTATTAAGTAAAGTTAATTCTTTAGAACAAACAAATAAAGAAATATTGCATAAATTGAACTTACAACAAGAGAAAAAAATAGTTACTGGTTTTAATCAACAACTACCTAACCTCGGTCCAAGACTCCAAAAAATAAATCCCGAAACATTACAATTAATTAAAGTTTATGAATCCGTTACAGAAGCAATGAATGAAAGTAAACATATAAAAAGACCAAGTGTAATGAAAGCAATAACAGAATGCACTATATATTGCGGGTTTCGATGGTTATTAGTTGAACGTAATTTGGATCAAAATATTATACATGAAATTCAACCAACGAAAGAAACAAAAGTTCAAAATCTGGGTTATATAGCTCAACTAGATAAAGATAAAACCAAAATTGTAAATGTGTATATAGACAGAAAAACAGCAGCACATTTTAATGGTTATGAATCTTCATCGGCATTAGATAATCCGGTTAAAAATAATAGTTTAGCTAATGGTTTTTATTATATATTATATAATAATTGTGACGAAAAGTTAACTAGCAAATTTGAAGAAATAAATGGAGCACCAATACTATACAAAAACGGGGTTGGTCAATATGACGCAAATAATAACTTAATAAAAGAATTTGAATGTAAATACGACTGCATTAAATCCTTAGCAATAAGCGACAAAACGTTGACAAAAGCACTTACCAAAAATATCCCATATAATGGACACCATTATAAAGAACTTGGTGAAAAATTAAAGATAATTTGAATATTTTTTATGGAAAAGCAAAACAAACAATATAAAATTGAAACGTTTTATATTGTTTAATCGTGATATAGCACATCACAACTCCAATGCGCCCTCTTCAACTTGTCAACCCCATTGACCTTATACCCGGAAAAACATACCTGATTCGAGAAAAACGCCCCGAATATGCGCACTTAAACTGCAAAGGAACATTTGTCAAAAATGATTATCCACAGCATCCGTCTCAATGCACAATAACACACTTCACAAATGTTATTTGCAGAAATAATCAAAGCTCATTGGACCTAGGACTTCCAGATGCGTATTGGAACTATTATGAAGCTGATGCAGTCATGCGTGCATATACAAATCACGTCCTTCGTGAAATTACGGGCGACCCGTCGTTTATTGCTTATTCGCCGACAATATAATCTTCCAGTAAAAAAGATGTAAACATCTCTTCATCATTCAGGTCAATCTCTATATTAAATCCGCGCTCTTTAAACCATTCCTTGAAATGATTAAACGCATTCCACTCTTTTACATATCCACCGATAACCAGTAGTTTCAAAGCATTTTTAATATATTTCTCGTTAATTGTACAACATTCGCGACTACTATCTTCATCTACACGCCCGACAAGTGTACCTGTCATTAGCATGTATTCATAATCAATATTTTTATCAAATGTAATAGGAAATGTAATGATGATTCTGTCACGAGAAAATCCGGCATTATGCCCACCAAAACCAAAAAAATTTTCATATTCCCATCGATGAACTTGTTTTAATGGTCGATGCAAGTATACCGTAAAAGGTTGTTCAAAAATAATTACACTTATTTTCGCCGTTAATACATTAGACTCGGCGTATTGATTGTATGTCGCGGTCCATGTTATACTTGCGTGTTTTTCTAGAAACCGTTTTGCAAACTTATCATTCATTGTCAAAATCATACACCCGTGTTCCACATAGTAATTATTTTGCAAACTCTTGAATTTTGATATTACGTCAACATATGTAGTCGTACCAATAATTTCAGATTTCGTAGATGCATCAAGTCCTGCGGATTCTCGGTATGCTCCATATGCTTCCATTTTATTCTACCGTTGCGTGTAAGTTGTTACATAGTATTGCGGTAATCTTTTATATTGTTTTGATATACTTATTCGACGCATTTTAAATAAGTACAAAGTAATATAATATTGACGTAATATACTACACAACATGAATAAAACGGCAAAAAGATGTCGTCTTGTAATAGGAAGAAAAGAAACATGTTGTATAAATCCTAAACGCGGATATTGGTGTTGGAGTAAAAAAACGAAGAAGCGTGTATGGCGTAAAATGAAACGTACTTGTTGTAGAAAATAATTTAGGGTAATATACATTTTAGGGAAACGCAAATAATTATTTTACACCCCCCCCCGTACATGTAAAATGCCATTTTTTAATATGTTACTATAGTACTATAGTAGTATAATAATATGAATTATAATCCATCCGTTTGTGTGTCTACTATCTGTATGTCTAGTATAATAGATTCAATTGACACATCAATTGATATGAGAATATTTAAAAATAGAGAAGAAGCAGCATTTTCCCATATTTTTAATTCTAAACTAGTTAAAATACCATTACATATATTTAAGAATGATAATATTGATAATTTTGATTCGGTTAGATTACAGAAATCAGCCGTAAAAGCATACCCGTTAACCGATAGACCGCGCGGTAATGAAGATATAAATAGTGTCAAATATTATCAAAAACAAATACAACAAAAAAAAGAAATTACACCAGTTTGGATGATTCAAAAAAATAAAAAATATATACTATTAGACGGAGCGCATAGAATTGTAGCAAGTTTTATAGAAGATATACCCGTATACGCTTATATAATTACTATTTAATAAAGTTACAAATACATAAATACATAACTGACTTATATATATCATCGTATATAACTAACATATTCTTGGAGCTTTATAATTAGAACGAATAAGGTCTAGGTAGTTTTGTCCCAGTGCAATACGTCGATAAGCATAGTTGTTTAAGTATTTAAGTATATTACTAGTAACTTTCAAATCTTTTTTATATGTTTTTTCCGTTTTACTTATATGTGATACGAAGTCTGTTCCTGTTAAAAACCGTGTAGGATGTTTATTCATTAAATCAACATAAAATTGTCTATGACTCGTATATTTAAATTTGTGATTATATAAAATATTCCAACTAATGTCACAATATAAATTTTTATATTTATTTAACAATTCATTTAATACATCTGTATGTTCTTTTGAGCTAATATTGTTCAACTCTTTACTTAATCCTAGATGTGACAGTATAATGTTATTATTTGGATATAATTTTAATATATTTTCGAGTAGCGGCAAGTATTTAAAATTATCTTTATTATTTCCTAAATCCGAATGAATTGCTAGTGGTATTTTTCTTTTTTTCAAAATCTTCATAAATGATACCCATTTTGGAATATCGCGCATTGATATAGGTTTATGACCATTTTTGAATAATGCTTCCTTTACAACCTGTACTTCACCCATCCAATTAAATAATCCTGGGTATTCTTTATCCAAAAAATATATACCTTCAACAACTTCGTCCGGTTTTGACAAGTCTGGAAATGTCATAGATAGGTTTACCTTGACACCACTTGCTTCTGGTTTATGTAAATTATTATCTAATACTAGTTGTGCGCTAATAATATCATTTGTTATAGATGGCTTTAATTTCACTCCCGGGCAGTCTTTATAGTGTGTACATGGTTGGTCTGTCGGTAATTTTTGACCTTTACCATCTATATTTGCAAATAGTATACCATTTTTATTCAAAATATTTATCATTTTTTTAAACTCAATTGGTGGTCCTCCGAATGGACGCATATGAAAATGTGCGTCAACTACTGCATTTTGTTTATTATTCCTTTTTGTTCTATTAAAACATTTACTCTTTTTTCCTTTGTAATATTTTAAAGTTATATTTTTCATCTTATTTTATAATTATAATTTAATTTATAATAAATTCAACATATTCAACATATTATTACTAAAAAAAGTAATAATATATTCATTCAATCCCATCGCACCACACGGCGTGGCACGCTTTTAAATCTGTCCGCGAACGAACATGCTAATGAGTTCCGGTGTTGATGTGTCAAATCCCGCCAAGTTCAATGTATTCTTGTCTGTCGGGTCAGCAATTGACAAATTGTTTGACGCCATTCCAACCACAATCAGTTTCGCATCCACACCTGTTGCTTTGCGATATTGCTCCAGCGCCACTTGGGGATGAATAGTTGGCGCGTATGTTTCACTGTCCGTATATACGCAAAATACATCAAATACAATTCCCGACTGCATATACATTTTCAACGCCTCTGTCATCGGCAGGGCACAATCTGTAGAACCAAATGGCACATCCGTCGCCTTAATTGCGTCCTGAATCGTCATCTCGGGACGAATCTTTCCATTGAAATTATAAAACACATTACTGAATCCATAAATGTGGACGTTTTGTGCTCCTTCGGCATGTAGTGTCATCATCGCCATCGCGACTGAACCCTCGCGTGGTGTAATATTTTTTGCGCCCGCACACATGCACATTGACATACTTCCAGATACATCCAATCCAAGCATGTATCGTTTCCCCGTCGATGTAATATTTCCAAACGCCTGTCGAAATGTAGTTGAAAGTGCGGATGTGATATATGAATTCGGCGTCCACGTCATCGAACCAAGGTCGCCCTTTCCTTGCGAATATGTCTTCATTCCGACCAGAACTTGAAGTGGGTGAACCTTGGAATCCTTGACCGATTTGGGGTCGGTAAGCATTTTAATAATGTCCGGTGCTCTTGTAGATGTAATGCCGACCTGTGAGAGTTTTCCAAGATTGCGAATCAAAGCTGTCATTCCCATTCCGCTCAAAAGTGCATCCCAGATTTGCGGTGTATTGAGAAGCTCCGTTGGCAAATGTTCGCGCTGAATTTTCTTGTTCTGTTCCATGAGCGCAACGGCAGTAGCCGCGTCCTTCTTTTCGCCCGTCTTTGCCATTTCAAGCAATGCTTTCAGGAATCGCGCCGTTGCCACGAGAGGGTCTTCTACCACTCTTTTTGATTCGGATTCGGGTGCTGATGCCGGAGCTGGCATGATGGCTTCCGCGACAACAATCGGTTCAATAACGGGTTCAACGCCCGCACCCAAGTAGATTTTTTTGGTAGTGTCGTATGAGATGTCTCGCAAAGATTTGGTCGACGAAATGAGAGAACCATTGTAACGGAATACGAAACTCGTTCCAACACCGATGTCATTCAGTGTTTGCTTGACGTTTTGAAGTGGCTCGTTGTCTCGAACCATCAGCTTCAATGTTCCGGACATTGGACTTTCGGGATGAACAACTTCAAACAACACTTGGAGTAATCGTGGAGGGGAAGACTCTTTGACATGATGAGGAACAGCCGCCGAACCACCTCCACCCCAAACCGCCCCAACCGCATTCGCAATGCTTTTCATAAATCCTCCGCTCTCTCTTACCTCGCCTCCATTTCCATTTGTACTCGAAACCGTCGTCGGAATCGCCATAAGTCGTTTCAGAAATTCGGTCCTCTCCATTTTTGCAGGTAGTGTTGTCGCCACAACCCCTCTTGCAGGGTTCGCCGCAATTTTGCGCTCAGGCTTGTCCTTCTTCATAATCCATTCCAGTACAAGCCGCCCTCCATCATCTTTCATTTCCGCCGGGTTGATATGGATCAGCGAAATCAAATCCACGTGTGTCCACCCTTCGCGATTTTTATATTTTGTCACCAATGTCGCCAATTCCAGTCCATTGCGTGAAGTATAATATTCCGTAAGTGCGCGACGCACTCCTTTGCCGAAACCCTTACCTGGTTTTGATTTGTCTTGCGAAAGATCGCGAATATACTGCACAAGCATGAATAAGTGAGTTGGAATACGACATACCTGATTGATTGCCGCCAGTGCCTGTGCCTTACACACGTTGTCAGGCGCAAACACAATTGCCGCCGCAAGTGACATCATCGTCATCTCTTGTTTGGGTGCACGCGCGCCGACAGAGACGTCAACTATGTCCCGAATCAAATGCGCGCATGTAGCTGGTGATGAAACTGCTACCATAATACACTTCGAAATCGTGGTTGCAATCGCGCCACCACATTGATAGTAATTTCCATTGTCTGATTTACTCCCAATAATCAAGTATCGTATCCACTCTTGCTCGAGTGGCAAAGGGAATGAATATCCACCCGCATTGTTGGCAATTTGCCCCGGTAATCCTATTGTTTGCGGAATTTTAATACGCGCGTGAGGGTTATTTTGCGCAGACATCGCAGTCTTCAACGCCGAACCACCACTTGCACCTACCTTACCTTTTCCACTATTCTTGCTTTTGCTCTTTCCAGCCATGATGACGATTGTTTTGAGACGATTGTGTTTGTGTGCTTATTTATTATATGGTCATTTGTTTATATCAATTTTCTATATTATATATTATAAAACAATAATCATGTGTCGAGCATCATGTGTCGAGCATCACGAATTAAAGTATCTTGTAATACAGTATCCTATGCAAAAAATAAAAGTAACACATGCTACGGTTACAAAAACAATTATAACCCCGATTGGTGCGTTCATATTATATTATTTATATGTTATATTTTTATTTAACACAACTATGTTCATAACGTTACATTATGGCATTATGCCAATGTAGCGTTATTAAAATTAAAATTTACATTTGTATATGCTGTATCTAAGATCCCAGTTTTTTCTATATTCGCTCAAGATAAGACCATTATTTCTGTGATATTCGGTATCGGCGTGTCCACTTGATGGTACAGTCCAGTCGCCATATAACTGTTTTAAATATAACTCGGGATCTTTCGGAACAGGGTATAAATTATTGTGCATCAAAGCTGCACCTAATATTGGAAATGCAGGATTTGCATAAATATCGCAATAATAGTCGGGGTTTTCGTCTTCTAAATAAACAGATATCAAGTTACCGCCAGATTTATTGGGAAATCCTTCGTACTTTCTTTTCATAATTAAACCGTATTTTGAGAAGTCTATCTCAACCAGTTTTTCCCATCTCGATAAATGTATTGTTATATCTACGTCGGTGTCGTGTAACAATAGTCTTCCTTCGCGAATACACCCAAGTAGAGTACCACAGTCTAAATAATATGGGATTTGTTTTTCGTCCAACATTATACATACAGCGTGCAACATTTTATAAAAAATATTCATCTTTTCCACTATTTCAGGAGATGTAGGGTCGATTTTCTTATTTTTTACTTGCGACAATGGTTCTTGTTCTCGTTGTTGTTGTTGTTGTTGTTGTCGTTGGATCGGTATTGGTTTCATGTCATTATTTACTAAACCAAGCATATTTTTCAACATTTTGCTTTTTCTTTTATATTATTTATAAACTATACACTAAAACTATAAATTAAAACTAAGAATTAAAACTAATAATTACATTTATTTTTGTAAATAATAATAATAATAATAATAATAATAATCTAAATTTAAAATATAAATTCTAACTATCAATTCTAACTATCAATTCTAACTATCAATTCTAACTATCAATGTCAACAATCAAAACTGAAGATAAAAAGGATGAATCTTCTTTCACCAAAAAAAGAAATAGAAAACATAGTGCTCAGACATTACCAAATGGTTTAGAACACCATATGATGAAAAAGTACGTTGTATACTATCGCGAATGGATTGATAGGTCGCATACAAAAGAGCGCGAATATTTTAAAATAGAAAAACATCCCGATTTACCTAAATCATGGACTTCAAGTAAATCTTGTAAAATTAAATGGAATGAAAAATTAGCAGAGGCGAATAAAATTGTAGATGATTTAGAACAAAAAAGGAAAGAAGAATTAGATAAAGCGGTAGCAGAAGCAAACGCTAATGTTTCTGAAAATTGAAATTATACTACTGCATATTGCGTTACTACTATATCATTATAGAATATACTTAAAATATAAATAATAATTATTATTACACTATTATTTATATCAATCCAATGGAAATATTATCAAAGTTGCCATTTGATTTACAAGAACACATACTTGTCAAAGTTATGAAACGATATAAACTGCGGGATGGAAAATACGTTAGACAAATCGACAAAACTAAATATACGTTCCTTGAGTATATTATTCGTCCTTATATGAATAAAAAATCATACAAATATTTTCATTGTCTATTTAACGACGGCGACGACAATGAAGACAATGAAGACAAAGAATTTTATCATTATAAATTTTACATAAAAAATTTATATGATCATCCTCTTAGAAAAGAGTCACGTGTTGATCACGATATACTTGAAGTTCGCATAGAATGCAAAAACAATATTTACTACTATGAAGTTAGTATATATAGACTAAAAATGAAAAATATACGCGAAAATAATTTCACACCTGAAAAAAAGCGGAAAGATATATACCACAAAGGACCGTTGGCAGATGATTACTTTTGGGATTTTTTAGAATTTTCTTATGAAGTGCAATAATCAATGCAGCGTTATCTGAAATTTAGGGGGAAAACATCTATAAAAAAGATTGTAAAAAAGATTGGAAAATATATTATATATGTATATATATATTAGTTATACAATCAAAAATTATACATTATGTCCAAAATAAAAAGTAAATTCCCATTATTGGCATCTTTAGAAGGACATCGCTCGTACATCTATTGTGTAGCGTTTCATCCATCCGCGCCTATTTTAGCAACCGGTAGTGATGATAATGGTATAATACTATGGGACATCGATACACATAAGCCAATAGCCACGCTTTTAGGACACACCGCAGCAGTTAAATGTCTCGCATTTCATCCCAGTGCGCCCCTTCTCGTATCTTGTGGCGCTGATGGTAAAATGAGGTTGTGGGATACAACTACACATCAGTGTCTTCAGCATCTATCGACTACAGCCGCGTATCGCTTCTCATCGGTTTCATGTATTGCGTTTCGTCCGCGATTGAACGGCACAGAAGACTTTGATATGATTACAGGTGCGACCGGTGATCTATTAAACTTATGGAAGATTTCACCCGATAAGAAGGAAGTAACTTTAGTTGGTGAGGTTAATAGGGGTTGGAGCGATTACGGGGGTTATGATTCCAGGTGTATAGCGTTTCATCCGACACAACCCCTTGTTGCAACTGCTGCAAGGGGTGGCGGATCAGTGTTTGATATTCTAGAATTGGGAAACAAAAGACTAGGTGCGGGACGACATGAAACACTATCTGAGTTAACGATTCTGAACGGAAACGAACACAGGGGACTAGCTTTAACTATTGCATTTCATCCAACCGCGCCGGTTGTGGTAACTGGTGGCAGAGACAAAAAAATCAAGTTATGGAAATTATTAAGCGATGGACAACGACACGATTATACTGAATGCGCGGAAACACTTCATGGTCACGACGGGGATGTAACTTCTGTTGCATTTCATCCTACTGCACCCATTCTATTCTCATGTAGCACAGACAGAACCATAAAGGTATGGTATATGGCACCCAACCAAATGTCGGCATTTTGTATAGAAACTTTGACGGCACAAAGTGGGTTTACATCTTTAATGGTTCATCCAAGTGGTAGATTTTTTGCAAATGGTTGTGAAGACGGAACCGCAAACTTATGGGATTGTAGCATATTAAATATTGACACACAAATCAAAATGGCTAGAATGCGCGGATTAGAACGCAAGGTAATAAGAGGATTGATTCCACCACAAAGTATTATGTACCTACGTGATCCGAGAGGATATCTTGGTAATAGAGTTGCTAGTCGAAGAACTAGACGCGTTATGCTTTTAGAAAATCCATCGGCAAAATCCGCATCAGCAAAAGAAAATGCGGTAAGGCTAGCTGAACTATGGGCAAAGTCGCCAAAACCACGTTCGCCTTCGCCAAAACCACGTTCGCCTTCGCCAAAACCACGTTCGCCTTCGCCAAAACCACGTTCGCCTTCGCCAAAATCAGGGTCACCAAAGTCGCCAAAATCAGACCAACATGGTAGCGGAGGTTCAATGACTCGTCGTCGTAAAAGTTGCAAAAAAAATTCATCCCGAAAAGTAAAACACTATGCTTCAAAAACAAAAAAATATAGAAAATTTAGATGAAAAATATTATAAAATAGTATTATAATATAAATACCACGATGATTCTCGAAGATCGTTGTTACGTCGTTTACGGCAAGGGTTTTAAACCATTAAAAATAAAAGGTTACTCCAATAGAAATAAATTAATAGATTCCTTGAAGGTAAGGGGATTTAAACCAAAAAGTTCTTTATTGAACTGTAATTCTCAAAATGGTAAGAAATGTAAAACAATCCCGACTTTTTATTAAATAAATATTTATACTCCATATATTTTAACATTAATCTATATTTTATAGTTATTTAGAGAAATAACTATAAGATATAATAATCCACATTCTACCTCAAAAATACTTTTCTCTGTTTAGATAAATGAATAAATATAAGCCCCTTTCTCTTTTGATTCCATTTTTGTTGTATGCAGCGGCATTACCTATAGATATCGTGTCACATTATGCTCCGTACGTCCCGCATATCCTGCATACTCCTCAAGATGTAAATATTCTTTCTCTAGGAGACTGGGGATCAGCGTCGCTTGGAGGTTATCATTTACGAAACGCCGAAAGCACAGCCCATGCTATGACAACATATGCGTCCAAATATAACCCCAGACTTGTTTTAAATACAGGAGATAATTTTTATTACTGCGGGATTCAGAATACGAGTGATCCTCAAATCAGTGCTGACTATATCAACTTGTTTGGAAATCTTAGTTTGCCTTGGTATAATGCTTTGGGTAATCATGATTATGGTTTTAATCCTGCAGCGCAGTTAGAATTAAACCAGACGATTCCACAATGGATAATGGACGACAGGTATTATCATCGCCGTGTTATTCTTTCGAATACTGATTCAAATACAAATTCGAAAATTGCTTTGAATATCATTGTACTAGACACAAACCCTTGTATAAATGACTATCGAGGTGACGATAGATCGAAATGGGACCCATGTAGTATTCAATACCCTACCTGTTCGCCCGTTGCTGGAGAATGCATGTTTCATGAAAATATTATTACCCAAGATTGTAAGTCACAACTTGACTGGTTTAATACAACCGTAGAAAATATAGCCGATAATGAATGGATATTTGTAATAGGTCACCATAAAGCAGACGAAATAGATGCCGAAGATTTTCAGTCTATATTAAACAGCAGTCGTGTCCACTTGTACCTAAATGGACACAACCATAATTTGGAACAATATTCTATAGATGGAGAATCAAAGTACATAACAACGGGGGCAGCCGGTATGGTAATAATAGGCAATGGTGGCAGAACAAACGTCAAACTACACGACGAATCGACGCAATTCAAATATAAAAAACACGAAGTAAAAAGCGTGTGGAGCAAGATTACGACCGGATTTACTTCACATACTTTTATAGACCATGGGTCAAAGGTGCGAACTGACTTTTGGGACACGAATCAAAATATTTTGCATACTTTCACTACCACGCTAAACCACACGAGTGTCTAATTTTACACGTATTCAAGACAGTGATCACATAAGAATAGTTTCCCCATTTTATCAACATGGGCACGAAGGAACGGTTTAAGTAAATGACAACCGTCACATTTAAACGATATAATCGAGTTGTAATCATCTTTAGACAAGTATGCTCTTTTGCGATTTTCAACAGAGTTAAACATTTTGATAGTGTGGTATAATATAATATAACGTATATTATTTAATAATATATGTTATTTATTTTTTAAATTTATTTAACTATTATTATTTAACTATTTAACTATTTATTATTTGACACATCTAAATCGAACTAAAAAGTTTATTCATATTTGCAACTTCAGGCTTGTTTTCACAGTGAGTAAAAAGCGTCTTTATAATTTCATTATCTCGAAATCGAATCGTATATGTTTGCTGCAGTTTGTTTCTTCCAACACGCCCCATTGCTTGAATCGTTTTTTCCTGTGTCATATTACTCAGGTCTTTGCTAATATAACCGTGGCAAAATTGATAATTTGTACCATACACATAATCAGATGATGCAATAATAACATATAATTTTTGATTTTGCGCCAACTCCTTAATTATTTCATTGTATTTCACATTTGTATGATTTGTTATTGCACCAATCCCCATTAACAGCAATACTTTCCAATGATTGTCAATTTGAAGCAACATAATTTTTTCTACTGTATTTTCGTCAATGTTTGCAGAAAATTCATTCGCATATTTGTCTCTTTTTGTCCATCTAACAATATGGTCCAATTTATTTGGCACAAAGACATCGCTTAATGCTATCCTTTTTACATTCGTTCTTATCATATCTATAATTTGTTGTTTTTCTCTTATTTCTCTAGTATCTACCACTATATTACCACTACTATTTCCTTTATTTTTTGTTCCATCTTTGCTACTAGCTCTCGTCTTCTCTTTTTCTTCTTCTATTGTTTGAATTTCTTTTTCTAATATATCAATCTTATTTGATAGTACATTATTGTGTTCGATTGAACTCATCAAATCATCAATAACTTCTGCAGGAATTTTCGAGTTTTGAATTGCAAATTTTGCAACTTTTTCAACATCGTTTGTTAAAAAAATAGTCGGTCCGTCGGTTAGTGTCTCTGCATCCCGCGTTGTAAAATAAATATTTGATTCATGTATTTTAACTCGCCTAGTTTTCATTTTATTAAAAGTTTCATCCCAATTATTGGGTATAATGTTCTTAAGAAGAGTCAAATAATATAATTTTATATTTGTCATAGTAATGTCCATAATATCCGCAAAGTATCTTTCCATCGAATACCTAGCATTTGTATACAATTTTTCTTCGTTTACAAATATTATAAATTTTACTATCTCATTTAAGTCGAAATATCTTAAAAGCGTCTTATAGTTACTGCAATGTTTTGTCGATTTTATCACCTCATCATACGACTCGAATAAAAAATGAGGTAACTCTACATAGCCATCTTTATTTATAATCGGAATTGACTTCGAGCAATCATGGCTGACGATAGATATAACTTCTCCCCCGATAAACCTCGTTCTAAAGTCTAAAATAGTTGTCTGAAGTTCGTTCTCATGTGGAAGAGTCGCAGAAGACAATACAATATTTGGTATTTGATTCTCAGTCCAGTTTTTCTTGATTAGTTTATGAAACTCGTGTTCGCTATAATCTAGCGAAATTGTAGGCTCATCAAAGTATGCAATAATATTATTGACATTATTAAACGCCTTCATATATAACATCGCGTGAATATATGACTTGATATCGCATATCATTATTTCTACTTCATCGCCCACAGTATTATCTACTCTACGAATGCGCCCATTTTTGTCACGCGTTGCTTCCTTTACAGCATAATAATGAAGCCGAATATCGCTCACGCTATTACAACCAAATGCAAAAGCAATCTTTTTCATCGCACTTATTGCCGACTTTGCCAACGCAAGACCGACGTGACGCGCGGCGCATACAAAAATAATTTTATATTTTTGTGTAATAAACCCACCAACAGATGTATCGGGATTTGGTATATTAAATTGTTCCGATAAACCAATCGGTGTAAGAGTTTTACCCGTACCTGTTGGTGCAATATATAATATCAGCTTTGGGTTGGGATTTTTGCAAACAGTAAATATTTGTTTTTGATGCTCATATAAAGCAAAGTTTTGATACTTGAATAGGTATTCATTTTTTTCAATGAATCTGTACGAATGTCTAATAAACGTTTTTATTTTAAATTCATTTTCATATTTATCCAACACGTGATTTACAAATTTAACTACATATGTATTCAAGTGGTCTATTTCATTCTTTTTCATAAATTTTAAAGTATAATAATAATAATACCAGTTTGCCTGTCTCGCTTTATAACTTTCCATTAGTTCCTCGATAATTTCTATTAAAACAAACTCATATATATTGTCATTGTCTTCATGAAAATTATTATTTACTATTCTCATTTCATCTATTTTTTTTATTTTTAAATTTTTATTTTTTCCAATCGCATCATCACAATTATAATCTGTATAATTATATTCAGTGCATATTTCTTCTATCTTTTTTTTAAAATAGTTATTAAATAAAAATACCATAATTTCTTCCGTAGTAGACGTTTTTAAAATACCTATTATAGATTTTGCTGCATTGTATTTAATATTTACATCCGAAAATCCCCTTTTAATTAAATTCAATATTTCAACCTCATCTTTGGATTCAGGTACTTCCATATAGTCCCATTCCGCCTTTGATAACTTCTTTTGGTATAAGTCAATATGCATATCTACTTCAGAATCAGACCCCACAGCGTTATTATTTTCCGCCATCTTATATTGTAAACCTAGTTGTAAAATATAAAATGTGTTTAGGTGAATGTAGGTACGTGTGTCGTTGTATAATTTTAATAAGATATATTTAACCTACTTTAATATATTATATAATAGTTATAATTCTTATAATAGTTATAATATTTGAGTATGTAAAATTGAAAGAAAATATTTAGTATATTATAACAGAAATGACGTTCTCTTTTTCTGAAACAACAAACATGTCTAATTGTAGCGCGTCTTCTGAAATGCTACACGTTGCTCCCAAAATTATAAGTTTTGATGGAAATATTGGGTCAGGCAAGTCAACAAAAGTGAAAGATATTGAAAACTATTATAAAGAGCAAGGAAGAACAGACATCATCTTTATTCAAGAACCGGTTGATGTCTGGAATTCGGTTGTCGACGAACACGGTGTTACGATTCTTTCCAATTATTATAAAAATCAAAAAAGGTTTGCATTCAGACTCCAGATGCTTGCATACATTTCGCGTCTATCGCTTCTTCGCGACGCTGTTAAAAAAGGTTATAAATATATTATTACCGAAAGATGTGTCGGGACGGACAGGAATGTATTTTCAAAAATGTTGTATGACAAGGGCGACATAGAGCACGATGAATATATTATTTACAAAAAATGGTACGACGAATTTATATCCGATGTACCAATCGGGGCAATTGTATACATAAAAGCGTCTCCTGAAACATGCTTTGAACGCGTAAATATCCGCGCAAGAGAAGGAGAAAATATCCCACTCGAATATTTGAAAGAATGTGATAAATACCACGATGAATGGATTAACAGTGAAAACATTCCAAAACTTGTTATTGATGCCGACATAAACTTAAAAGAAAACCCGGAAGCTAATGTTGGAATTCTATGTCAAATTGATACATTTATTAACTCATTGTAGATATCACTCGACTACAATAATACCATAATACCAAATTACTTATTTTTTTATATATTTTTTATATATTTTACATCCAGTACCCTATTTGACTTATATTTTAATATGTCTAGCTCTTTGCTCGTGGTGGGAAATAGTTCATTGCCATATATATCTTGTAATAATAACCACTCAAACATCCCACCCACATATATATATACATTTGTAAAGCCAAGTCCAACTAGTTGTTCGTATTTTTTATATGTCTTTTCGTCATTGCAATTTCTACCATATAATATAATATTTTTATTTCGTGTTTTTTTTATAATTGAATTTATAATTTTTTCTTCTTCGTCTATTTGAATTGTGTTTTTTATTAAACACTTTTGCATATTCTCTTCTAGTGTATTTATTATAATGTAATTATCAATATTACTCCCACTACAAGCTTTTTGCATATCTTCACAATTTATTTTTCTTACCGGTAATGTATTCCCCATTAATTATATTACAATTTTATTTCTAATAATAAAAATACTGTAATTATATTTTTATTATATTTTTTATATTTTTTATAACGACGCGATTCATTTCTATTAGTTAAAATTTACTATGATTTCTACTTTTTCCTTTTTAATACTTTTTGTCGCAGAAATAGATAACTCTTCGCGTTTTTTTCTTGTCTTATTATTTATATCTCCTGTAAAAACTCCGCCACCTAGAGCATTCTCGCCAACATCATCATTGATATCAATATTTACGGAATCAGTCGAAGAACTAGATACCGAAGAATCAGATAATGATTTGCTCTTTGAAGTGCTATTCCTATTATTCATATCTTTTTCGATATTTGAATAATTTTCTTCTATAAAATGAATTACATTATTTTCTAGAGCCCATTTGAAAAAATTTAATTGTCCTATTGTCGTCTGAATATATTTACCATCTTTATATGGTACAGTTATTCTATCCCATCTACAAAAAGGATCAAACCTTTTTTTTGAATACGCTTTTAATTTTAACTTGTAGTCTACATATACTTTAAAGCGACGCTCTGTGTTTGGCATGTCATATACCGTATAATATTTTTTTGCATAGTTTGTCGCGAACCAGTCTATTATTCTTAGAGAAATTTTAGACTCCCCGTTTATTATCCGCAGCATATAATCCATATTATTACTCTCTTCGTAAAATTTTAAAAGATTGTTTAATAAAAGGTCATTCTGTGTAGTATAATTAGAATATGTGGCACTAGAAGACATTTATGATATTTTTATTTTATTTGTACTTATTAAAATAAAGTTCATTTTAAATGCTTTTTGTGTAATTTAAAATAAGTAACATATTTATAACATATTTATAACATATTTATAACATATTTATAACATATTTATAACATATTTATAACATATTTATATTCTATAATAATTTGTCATCATGATTTTTTTTTATAAACTTCATCTGTTTGCCTAATTTAAATCTGTCACTATTCATTGTACCTCTTCTTATATTACAGTCTAAACAGGCAATAACTATGTTATCATTATTGTGTCCATAATTATTATCAACTCTATCGATTGTCCACTGCGTCTTTGATAATACTTCGTTATATATAATATAACATTTTTTCTGACAATAATAACATTCTAATTTACAACCTGTTAATTTAGATAACACATGTTCCATAGTTATAAATTTATCTTTTTCATATAATTTTTTATCTACATCTTGTTGTTTATATCCATTTATCTTTTTTTCAAGTTCTTTTATAAATATCTCATGGTTCTCTAATGGTCTCACATCCATATAAAGCTTATTTACAACAGATATTTGCTCTTCGTGACTCTCATAAAAATCAATAACCTCCTTTGAAAATCTTTTCATAGCATTTCTTTCACAAATCATATCGGGGTTTTCTAAACCTTTTATCTTATCGGTATTTCTTTTTCCCGTGATTGAAATTGATTTCATATTTTATATCATAAATATAACAAATAGAAAAAAAGGTTAAACTTTACTTTATATATAATATATACAAAATGAGTAAAGAAATGAAAGACCTGAAAAATATAAAATATAAGTCAATGCTTTTAAGTAATAGTAACTATAATAATTTAAGTCCGAGAGAGACAAATGATGTAAATAATATTAACGACTTTCTTGAAAAAGAAAAACAAACACATACAAATGAACTTTGGAGTAAACTTGATAAAACAATAAAAATGCAAAAAATTCGCGTTTTTGTTGAAAACTATACCACTATCAATAATCTTACCGCAAAAGAATCAAAAACCTTACTATCGTTCTTGGCTACAGGTCTTGACCAAAAACGTCTATCAAAGGCGAAGGATGTTATTTATGACCGCGAAACAGGTATTATAAAATCAATACCCTGTCTTTTGTTCAATCAAATAAATCGCAAGTTTACCTTAAAAAGATGTGAAAAACGACAATCCACATTGAAATCTCTTCCTCCCAAAAGAACGAATAAAACTCGTGACAATAAAGCCGCAAAAATATCCGGAATATCCAGTTTAACTAACTCCATAAATAATTCTAATAATAACAGCGACGATGATGCAAAATAATTCATAATAACACATATCGCTTTTGCTTTTAATACTTCTATATTGGTTAAGGTAATTATTTATT